TAATAATGATTTACAAGCATCTTATTGGAACTCAACAGCACCTAGTTCTTCAGTATTTAGTCTTGGAACTGAAGCAAGTGTTAATGGAAGTAGTCAGAATTTTGTAGCTTACTGCTTTGCAGAAAAAAAAGGCTACAGTAAATTTTCTGGATATGTTGGTAATGGTGAACCAGCAGGTGACGCACCGTTCATCTACACCGGATTTAAACCAGCTTTCGTTATGATTAAAAGTTCAAGTTACGACGGACAACATTGGGCAATGACTGATAATAGAAGATTAGGTTATAATGGGGATTCAGCTTGGTTAAAAGCTGATGACTCAGGTGCTGAATTAACAAATTTAGTTAATCCGGATTTATTATCTAATGGTTTTTCATTACAGAACAATAATGATATTTATAATAAAAATGGTCAAAGTTATATCTATATGGCTTTCGCAGAATCACCTTTTGTAACATCAACAGGTATCCCAACAACCGCTGGGTAGCTAAGCAAAGTCCAATTTTTATGATAAAAGACCTATGTTGGGCATACTCAAATAACGTTGATAATCAACGCAATCTAATATAATCTGGAGACTTATGTTACAAAAGATAAACTTTTTGCCTGGATTCAACAAACAATTAACTGACACTCAAGCTGAAGGCCAATGGGTAGATGGTGATAATGTTCGATTTAGGTACAATACACCTGAGAAGATTGGCGGTTGGATACAACTAGGTGAAAACGATATGACGGGTGCAGCAAGAGCTATGCATCATATTGTTAATAAAGCAGGAAACAAATTTTCAATCATTGGTACAAACAGAATTTTATACGCTTACACAGGTGGTGTTTTTTATGACATACATCCAATTCGAGCAACAACAAGTTTAAGTAATGCTTTCTCTACAACAAATGGATCTGCTGTTGTTAAAATAACATTTAGTGGAGATCATAATTTAGTTCAAGGTGATATTATTTTATTAGATAATTTTACAGCTATTACAAATTCTAATTATTCAGCAGCAGATTTTGATGATAAAAAATTTATGGTTACAACCATTGTATCTTCAACAGAAGTTAATATTACAATGTCATCTAATGAAACAGGATCAGGGGCTACAACATCTGGTGGTATTAGAGTTAAAGCTTATTATAATGTTGGACCTGCAGAACAAGCTCCAGGGTTTGGTTATGGTTTAGGTCAATGGGGTGGAACAGTATCTGGAGAAGCTACTACAACTTTAAATGGTGGTATTAATGCTGTAACAACTACAATTGTATTAACTGATGCTTCTTTATTTCCATCATCAGGAACTAACTTTATTCAAATAGCAGCAGAAGAAATATCATACACAGGAATTACAGGTAACACATTAACAGGTGTTACAAGAGGTGTAAGAAATACAACAGCAGGATCACACTCAAACGGTGCAACAATTACTAATTCATCTGACTATGTAGCATGGGGTGAAGCAGCATCTGGAGACTTAGTTATAGATCCAGGTATGTGGTCTATTGATAACTTTGGTGATAACGTAATTGCTTTAATTCACAATGCACAAGTATTTGAATGGAATTCAAACGCAGCTAATGCTGTAGCAACAAGAGCAACAATTATATCTGGCGCACCAACAGCATCACGAGATATGTTAGTATCTACACCAGATCGACACTTAGTATTCTTTGGTACAGAAACAACGATTGGTGATCAATCAACACAAGATGATATGTTTATTAGGTTCTCGGACCAAGAAAATATTAGTGACTATGCACCTACAGCTGTTAATACCGCTGGCACACAGAGACTGGCCGACGGATCACGAATCGTAGGAGCTGTTAGAGGTAGAGATGCACTATATGTTTGGACAGATACATCATTATTTACAATGCGTTTTGTAGGTTCACCATTTACATTTGCCTTTGCACAAGTAGGTACAAACTGTGGATTGATAGGACAGAACGCTGCACTAGAAGTAGATGGAGCTGCGTATTGGTTATCAGATAATGGATTCTTTAGATATTCTGGTAATTTAGAAACAATGACTTGTTTAGTAGAAGATTATGTTTATGATGATATAAACACAACAGCAGCACAACTTATAAATGTTGGCTTAAATAATTTGTTTGGTGAAATTACTTGGTTCTATCCAACTAAGTCTTCAGAAGTAATTAATAGGTCTGTAACTTATAACTATGCAGAATCATCTCCACAAAGACCAATATGGACAACAGGATCTTTAGCTAGAACAACTTGGGTCGATTCATCTGTATTTGGTTTACCTCATGGCACATCTTATAATGCCTCAGGAACATCTTATGATGTTGTTGGAAATACTGAAGGAGCTACAACATACTATCAACACGAAACAGGAACAGATCAAGTTAAATCTGCAGTAACCACAGCAGTAACAGCTAACATAGAATCTGGAGACTTTGATATTGATCAAAGAGGTCTTGCAGGAGACGGTGAGTTTATTATGAAAATAAGAAGATTTGTACCAGATTTTTTATCTCAAACAGGGAATACACAAATTACATTAAATTTAAGAGACTATCCAAATAGTGCACAAGCAAGTTCTTCACTTGGGCCCTTTACAATTACATCAGCAACAACTAAAGTAGACACAAGAGCTAGAGGTAGAGCAGTAGCTTTAAAAGTAGCAAATACAGGAGCATCTCAAGATTGGAAACTTGGAGGCTTTAGACTAGACATACAACCAGATGGAAGAAGATAATGGCAAAAATAACATTAGCATTTACAAGACCTAGTAAAGAATACAATCCAAATGTAGCAGACGCATTAATTAGAGATCTTGATGGATTAGTACAAAAATTAAATTCTACTTTTCAACAAGATCTTAAAGAAGAAACACAAAGATTAACATGGTTTAGTTCAGGAGGAAATAGTGGCTAATAGATATAAGAACGCACAATTTGATTTAAACTCAACTAACAAAACAGACATTTATACTTGTCCTTCTAACTCAAGAGCTATTGTACAAAATATACATACGGCTAATGTAGGAGGTAGTAATGTTGAAATAAAAGCCTTTGTTTTTGACACCTCAGCATCAACTAGTTTTCAGTTTGCAGAGCACACTGTAAATACAGGTACTTCTAAATCAATAGCTGATGGTACTATTATATTAGAAGAAAGTGACAAACTACAACTACAAGCAGCTACGGCTGATATTTTTGAAGGTACAGTTGCAATATTAGAATTTGATAGAACATAGAAAAAAATGAAAACATTATATCCGGAAAAGATTATAGAAACCATATCGAACCTTAAAACTGGTGAGGTATATAAAAATGATGAAGAATGGAAGGAAAAAGGCGTAAAAGAAGAGGACATTAGAAGAGATGTTAAAGTTATTATGCCAAGCCTTGATTTGTTTGGAGAAACCAAGTAAAGTAATAATTCAGGTTTTATTCCTGCCTTATTTACAACTTATTTAAAATTATGAGCATAACTAGAGCACAAATCGCAAGACAATTATTAGCAAAAGGTGGAATGCCTATGAAAGAAATTAAAGGGCAGAACCACATGTTAGCTTACATTACACCAAACGAAGCTGACAAACTAGTTAAGTTAGGCGGTCAAGAAACAATGACTCCTGAAGGAATACCTGCTTATCCAGAATATGATAATTATGGTTATAGTAATCAAGCTGATTTTGATCAAGGAAATTATGCAGCTTCTACCGATTCAACTGTAAGTGGTTATGCTGATGGAAATACCAACACTGGTGGAGGTAACACTCCTCCTCAAATAACTCGAGCATCTGATTATATACCAAGTAAAACTAAAACCAATCTTGCAAGAACAACAAATTTTTTTCTTAATCCAACTATTTCTAAATATGCTGTAGACAAAGCAATGAAAGACCAGTACGAAAAAGATAAAGAAATAGGTGAAGATGTACTTGCAGCTATGAGGTCAGGTCAACAATATTTTGGACCTGTTAATACTCAAATGAGAAATTCTTATGCTAGAACTACAGGATTAACAGGACCTAAAGGACCACCAAACAATGGAGGTGATAACAATGTAATAATACCTCCAATTTTTAGAAGTGCACAAGTACCTTCTGATATTGAAAGTAAACCAAGTGATTTTGATTTGTATGCAGCGTTAGAAGGAAGAGAAGCTATGAACTTTGGAATGAATCCAAATAATATGACAGGGGCTATGCAAAGATTTTCCGATGGAGGAGAAGTTAGACAACGTTATGGTTTAGGAAGTTTTGTTAGAAAAATTAAAAGAGGTGTTAAAAAAGGAATTAGTGGAATTAAAAAATTTGCTAAAAGCGATTTAGGTAAAGCAGCATTATTATATGCAGGTGGAACTTACTTAGGTGGTATGTCAGCTTTGTCTGGAGCAAAAACCAATATGAGTTTTTTAGATAGTTTAAGAACACCTAGTAATTTAAAAAATTTAATGAATGTTACAAACTTTATACCAGGTGTTGGTGAAAAAGCAACAAGTGAGGTTACTGGAGAGTTAGTTTCTGAAACTGCAAAAAAATTTAATATATCAAAC